CAAGGGCGATGACCGCACCTTCATCCAAGTAGGTATCGACTACATCAACGGCCTTGTCGCCCAAGCGGTCGCCGACGGCCGCGTCAACCCGCCAGCCGCCGGCGAAGAACGCCAACTGGCCGGGGAATGGTTCGCCGCCAAACCAGAACAGGACATCATCGCCAGCGCCTACATCAACTGGGTCAACGTCATCTGCGAAAACGAAGCGTTCTTCCTGACCGTCAACTGCTATGACGCCGACAAGAACCTGATCGCCACCGTCACCGCCGACGACGCCGTCATCTCCGCACCCGAACCGACCAGCAACTGGAATTTCGTTCAGCTCAAATCCGCGTTCATCACCGCGCCCGGAACCGCCTGGGCATGCCCGGTAGTCGTGGTGACACCCGCTGCGATGCGCTACGGCATCACCTGGGCCGACCAATTCGAGTTCGAGCCCACCAACATTATCGACGCCGCCTACCTTGACGTCACCAACATCCCACAACTATCCGGTCTGAAAGTCGCAGGGCCACAAGGAATCGCTGACATTCTGACCGCATTCCAAAACTACATCGACCACCAAACATCGTCGGCGACGCAGACGCCGATGACCGGAGTGCAATGGGCTCAAGCGTTCGACATTCTGGAAGCCCAAGCCCAGAAGACCAATACGGCATATCAACTCGGTGTCTACAACCACCAAATCCTGAGTAACCCAGCGACACAGCCGTTTTGGATTGCGATGCAAAAAGAGGGACAGGCTACCTTCCCGTTGCCGGCCAATGGGACGATGCAAACCTCGACCATCGGGCCCGGCTCGACACTGCTCGGTTACGACGTCGTGAGCCCCGCCTTGAAAGTCGGCTTCATCCAGATCATCGCCAAAGCCGCCACCACACCCACCAACATCAACCTGAACCTGTACACGATGGACGCGGCCACCGGGAACATGACCCAGGTCTACTCGTCGGCCGACATCTCATCCTCGATTTCCACCGGCGCACTGGCCTGGACACCGATTCCCGTTCCCACCAACCAACCCGACCTTCCGCTGGGCCAAGATATCTGGTGGGAAATCGCCAATACCGGCAGCGTGTCCATCACCGTCGTCACACAGACCGGCGATGCGCCTATCAAGCCCTACCTGATCCCGCCCGCCTCGGGAGCTGGCCGGCTCACCTCCAGCACCGGCGGCGCGGGGCCGGCCGCGCTGGTGCCCTCCCAGGTGTCCTACGGCCAGACCGTGCCGTTCGTCTGCATGAGCGTGTCCGACCTGCCGCCCACCTACTACCCACCCAACCAGACGCCGTTCACCTCACCGGGCATCTTCGATTATTCGCCGCCGTCCTACCTGCAGGCAGGTGACTTCCTCGACGCAGTATTGCTGGCCGCGGGCGGCGGAGCGGGACAATTCGACGGCACCATTTTCAACGTCAACTACGGCCAAGGCGGCGGCGCCGGCGACTGGGCGACCGCCACCTACGTGTGGGGTACCGACATCCCCGTCGACACCGGCCTCAAGCTGATCATCGGCAACGGCGGCATACAGGACGGCAACGGCGGCGACACTATCCTGGGATACGGGATCCAAACCCCGGCACCCAGCGCCACCGGGATCAGCGTCGCAGGCGGCAACGCGTCAACACGGACACTGTCACAGACCTTCACCGCTGCCGCAGGCGACTACGTCATCGTCGCGCTGTCGACAACCTGGGGCACGTTCGATGTCACCTACGACGGCCTCCCGATGATCCCCCTCGGCCTGGTCTACAACGGCAACAGAGGCGCCTCGGGTGCGCTGTGCTTGTTCGGTCTACCGAACGCTCCCGGCGGCCCCAAGACGATCGTCGCGAACTTCGCCCGAAAATGTTGGGCCATCATGCAAGCCGCCTCCTACAGCGGCATTTCCTGCGCCGGGCTCGTGCAGTCAATATACGGACACAACGCCACACCATCGCAATCAGTCGAGTGCGTGCCGAACCAGATCATCGTGCAAGCCTTCGGCGCCAACATCGCGCAGATGAGCCTCTTCACCGGAGGCATAAACCGGCTGTCGGGCTCCAACCCGGTGAGCAGAGTCACCGGCGCCGCTCACTACCCATTGGGACTTTCGCTTTCCGACTCAACGAGCAGCACCACATTCGGCGCCACCCTCAACATGCCCGACTATTGGGGCGGCATCGCTGTCTGCCTCAACCCAGGCCTGGATACTGAGCTACTCCACGCCGTCGGCGGCTCCGGCGGCGGCCCGGGCGGCGCGGCCAACTACAACCCCGCCAACCCGGTCACCAACGCTACCGGCGCCTCACCGGGAACCAAGTCCTGGGCAGGCCGTTTCTACAGCGGCGGCCCCGCCACCACCGCCACTCACCTGCGGGGCAACTCCCCCGGCGGCGGCGCCGCCGGCGGCGACACCGCCGCCGGCCCATCCCCGGGCGGTGATGCTGCCGCCTGGGTGACAGCGCGGCGCGGCGCATCATCAGGGGGCACCGTGGGCGGCGGCAGCGGGATCGGCGGCGGCGGACCCGAATTGTCGGTGCTCTTCGAAGCCGCGGGAACCGGGCAAGAAAACGTGGGCAAAACATCGGCAGCGTTGTCTCACATCTCTGCGGGCGGATCGACATGCTGTGTGGTCCTAATCGGCGCCATCGCCTTCTCCAACGGCACCGTCGTGGCAACCGGAACCTACGGAAACAACACCGATTTCAACATCAACCTCGACCAGGCCACGTATTACAACGTGAACGGAACCGCCGTCTGGATTTTCGCGATGGCGCTGTTCGGACCGCCCAGCGGAACCCAAACCGTCACCCTGAGCACCGCCGGCAGCACAGCCACCATCAACGACATGGCCTTCAACACGTTCTCCTACCAAAACGTCGGCGACATCGGGAACTGGTACCACAATTCCGGCCACAACACGACGCCGACACTTCCCAGTATCGCCACCGAAATCGGCGAGATAGCCATCGCCGGATTCGCCGACATCAGCAAGGTTCTCAGCGCCTTCAACAAGACGCAACGGTGGGCACAGACCGTCACTGCCAGTATCCCGATGATCGCCGGCGACGTCGCCGGCGACGGATCGAACCAGATCTTCCAAGCTACAGCCGCGGCAACCGATTACTGGGGAGGTGTCGGTGGTGTCCTCAAACCATCCTCCTAGGACCACGGCATGACCTTCACCACCGGTGGGCCACCACCGCCCGGGATTACCTGGCAAGCCCTGATTTTCAAGCAATTCGGACTGGCGGTCGATCCCCAGATCAAGGTGCAGCAGAACCCCGACGCCGCATTCAACCTCTCCGTCACGCCGACGATAGGGATGCGGCCGCCGTCGAAATTCCGGATTCACCTGGCCCCGATGCTCGCGATGAGCGGCGGTAGCGAGACTGCTGGCGAGTTTGACATGGCCGTGTCGCCGCGGCTCGGCTTCGGCAACGCGCCATCTACGGCGCTCACTCTCGGTGTGACACCGATGATTTCGATGAATGGACAGGAAAAAGAACGCGGCATGTTCGCGTTGATCGTCAGCCCCTCGCTAGGGATGACCGCAGCATCCAACGTTGTCTACGACGCGACAGGTGCAGGCGCCAACGGCGTTTCTGCGGCGCCATCCTGGGCACACGTCGCAACGCCCGGCGCATACGTGCTGGCGCTTGTGACCGCCGCTGGCGCTACAGTCACCTCGGCGAAATACGGTTCCAGCGCGATGTCGATTCTTGGCAGCATCGGTCTGAATAACAACCCCGCCAACGGCACGGTGACCTTGCTAGGACTGGCAAATGCCCCCAGCGGGCTCACCACGATATCGGTGAATCTCTCGGGCAGCCACACGTTTACAGCCAACTCTGTCTCATACACGAATGTGGCGACAGTCGGTACACCAACTACCAGCTACGGCTCGAGCGCGACACCGTCGCTCACCGCCGCTGGCGGTGGCGGAAAATTGATTGTCTGCGGATTCGGTGCTCACACAAACGCGTTCAGTGGCAGCAGCGGCGGAACACAACGTTACACCGGCGGCACCACAGCTTCACTGCTTATCGCAGACTCGCTGCCCTCAACGACGTTCAGAGGAACGCTAGGAGCGTCCGACGTATGGGGCGGCATTGCCGTCGCACTGAATTCCCACTGACACACCGGATTTAAAGCGAACCAACCCACCCTTCCGAGATTTTCCCGTCTCAAAGGGCGGCCATTCAATCCTGCTCACGAAAGGGCATACCACCATGGGAATACCCGCTGGCACACACCAAATCGCCGCCAACGCCATCGCCTCACTCGTCGGCTACTACAGCCTGCACACCGGCGCCGGCGGCGGCACCACCGGCGCCAACGAAGCATCCGGCGGCAGCTACGGCCGCGTCGCCACCGGAGTCGGCGTCGCTGACGGAGTCGGCGACGTCACCTTTCCCCAGCAGAACCTTCCCTGTGCGGCCGCCACCTACACCGAGGGCGGATTCTGGGCCACTCAGGCAGGAACCCAACTCTCGGCGCCCTCCGGTGTCACCGCGGCGCTGGCCGCCGGAGGGAGCCTCGCGGCCGGCACCACCGTCTACTACAAACTGACGGCGTTCAACTGGAACGGCGAAACCATCGCCAGCGCCGAAGTTTCGGCCACCCCCACCAGCGGCAACCAGTCAGTGACCATCACCTGGTCCGCGCTCACCGGTGTAAGCGGACTGACCGGAATCGCAGCCCTGGTCGCCGGCTTCAAGCTCTACCGCGGCACCACCGCCGGCGGGGAAAACACCCTCGTCGCCACCATCGCCGCCAGTGCACTCACCTACACCGACACCGGCGCAGCCGGCACCTCGCTGACCCCGCCGCTGACCAACACCGCCTCCACCTTCGTCGGCTCGGCGCCCTTCACCGGCGGCAACGTCGTGGTCACCGGCACCGGGGGCGCGTCGGTGAACCTGACCGGAACGGTGACGGCCTAATGCAAGTCAAAGAGGTCTTCGCCGACACCGATCAGGAAGTCCAGCTGATGGGCACCGAACGAATGGTGCTCACCGACCGCCGAAGCACGCCACCCGGGCTGGCGATCGCCACCGCAGACCGCCTCGGTGGCCAATCGTGGATTGTCAACGCCGCCAACGGAACTATCCCGCCGATCACCGTCGCTGACCGTCCCGCAGCCCTGGACGCCATGAACGACATCGCCCTACAGGTGGGCGGCGCCGACAGCTACTCGGTGCTCGAGCCCAACCTGTCCATCAACGGCGAATTGGTTCCGCTGCGCCAGATCGACAACTACATCGCGGCCCAACAATAACGACCCCACCATGACGCTGCCCGACGCGCTCACCATCGTCAGCGCGTCATTCGCCGTCGGCTTCATCTGCCACTGGCTGATCAGCACCCTCTACCACCATCCACCGAAAGGCCACTGATGCACACCGTCACCCGCCACGACTACGACCCCACCGACCCCCGCCTGGGCCGCCACGTCAAACACGACTCCCGGTCTCTGGACTACGCGTTCCTGCCCCGCGACGCCAAACCCAAAGGCGTCAACACGTTCTGGAACAGCGGCACCGGACCGCTCAACCAGGGCCAGGTCGGCTCCTGCACCGGCAACGCCACCGCCCAATGGCTCAACACCACCTTCGCCGCCCCAGTGCGCACACTCACCCACAACGGCAAATACCTCAGCGAGGCCGACGCCCTGGCGATCTACTCGCTGGGCACCCACCTCGACCACACCCGCGGCGTCTACCCGCCCGACGACACCGGCTGCAACGGCATCAGCGTCGCCAAGGCCGCCGAAAAACTCGGCTACCTCGACAGCTACCGGCACATCTTCAGCTTCACCTCACTGCAGGCCGCCCTGGAAGTCACCCCCGTCATCTGCGGCACCCTATGGACCCACACCATGTACCAGCCCAACAACGGTCTGGTCGACATCGGCCCGCTGACCGACTCCAACATCGCCGGCGGCCACGAATACCTCGCCTGCGGACTGGATTTCACCGAGGAAGTCGTCATCTTCCGCAACTCCTGGGGTGACCAAGACGACTGGCCGGGCTGCAAACCCGGCGGCTACTTCGCCATCGGATTCACCGACTACCGCGACCTGCTCGCCACGCACGGCGACGCCACCGTCCTGCACGGCAAAGGCCAACGCTGATGGCCGTCACCCGCAAAAACATCAGCTTCGCCCAGCAGATCGCCATCGACCGCCGCAACGACCCCTACGCCTACGGCGGCAACTGGAACCCGTTCGACCGCGGCCAAGGCGACGACTGCTCAGGCACCGTCGTCGACGAACTCGACGCCGCCCTCAACGGAACCACCATGGCCTGGTCGCGACACGGCCTGTCCACCGAGGACTGGCGGCCACCCTCAATGGGGGGCGCCGCTGACCACACCAACGGTCCCTTCGGCACCATCATGGTCGACTCACCCGAGCAGTTCCCCGCCGATGCCGCCGTACTGATCGCCTTGCACCACGGGCCCGGCGGCGGCGAGAACTCCCACATGTGGTGCCAAGTCGACAAACTCAAGATCGAAACCAACGGCGACGACGGCACCGTGCTCAACGACGGCGTCCACTTCACCGACGACGTGCTCGACGTGCACACCGTCGACGGAGCCAACGGCCAATACGGGGCGAACAACTGGTGGTATCTGCCCGGCCCAATCATCGAAGACGGCACCCCCACACCCACCGGGCCCAGCCCCACCGGAGCCGTGCTGGCCCCCGTCGGCGAAGCCCCCGATACCCTCTGGGCCGACGTCTCCGAATTCCAAGTCCCAGTCGACGATTCCTACGCACAGGCCACCTACACCGACCAAGACCAACAATGGCCCTACCGGTGGATCTCGATCCGCTCCAACGACGGCGACCACATCGACGACCACTTCACCGAAAACTACCAGTGGTGTGTCACGGCATGCCAAAACGGTTGGCTCGACGGGTTTTTCGTCTACTTCTACTGGCGGCCGGGATCCGCAGACGTCGACACCCACATGCAGCTCGTTCAAGACCAGGGCGGCCCCCACCCAAAGATGGTTTCGATGATGGACGTCGAATCCGGCGGCAACCCCGGCGGCGACCAATCCAGCGAACTCAACGACGAATACACCCGGCTGACCACCTGGCTCGGCGACGAACGCCGCGTCGTCGGCTACGCCAACATCAACGACGAAAAGACGATGTGGCAGACCAAGCCCATCCCCAACACGCCGTTCATCATCGCCGCCTACGGCGCCAACCCCAACGACGCCACCGTGTACAAGTTCGCCCACCAATACACCGACGGACAAGGCTACGGCGGCGGATTACCCGAAGGCGCACCACCTTTCGGCAACTGCGACATGAACAGCGCCGACGGACTGAGCCCCAGCCAGCTCGCCAGCATCCTCGGCGTAGGAGACAACACCGCGGCGCCGGCGCCCGATCCCACGCCGCCCGCCGGGCCCGGACCGGCCTACCCAGGCCAACCCGAATGGCTCCAAGGCATGTCGGACCGCCAGGTCCTCGACCTGCTCGCCGTCCAGGCACTCGGGCCCGAGGGTAAAGGCTGGCCCCAAGGCGGCGCCGACACGCAGGCCATCGCCGATCTGGAGGTCAAAGTCGCTGCCGGGGGCCCACTCTCACCCGTCGACATCGTCTCGTGGATGAAACACCACGTCAGCACCCACAAAAACCCCACCCCCTAGAAGAAAGAGAACTCAAATGTCTGGTGACCCAGGACAAGTCGCACTCGACGGCCGCGCCAACGGTGCGGTCACCCTGTACAACGCGGCAGGTCAGCCCATCATCATCCAAGACGGTCAGGCACTGCCGTGGCGGCCGGTCAAGCTGTACCGGCCCGTCACCGACAGCCGAGACCGCAACGCCGCCCGCAACAGCGGCACGCTCGGCGCCGCCGGCATGGGCGGCCCGGCCGCCGGAACCGTCTGGGACACCCCCAGCACGCTGGACCAAAACACCGTGCTGTCCGAGGAACTGACGAAGGTGTACGTCGACCCCACGGGCAACGGCTGGACTCTGCACGACATGGTGCTCGAGCTGTTCAAAGACCTGCAGAAGCGGCAGGCCGGCGCATGAGCGGGCGCGGCATGACGGCCGCGCTCGACGGCCAGTACTGGGTCCGCCACGCATGGCTCACCTGCTCTGGCACGTGGGCCGCGCCCGGCACCGGCTACCCGTCATGGATCGTCCAAGGCGCCAACCCCGACCTGGTCGAAGAAATCCCCGTGCAAGCGCCCTGGTCGTTCGGGCCCGTCAACGCACCGGATCCCAACTCGCCGAGCTACGCCGACAGCATCCAGATCGGCTACGGCAACGCCAAAGCGTGGCTGTTCGCCAACCCGCTGCGCACCTTCGGCCTCGGCGGCTACTCCCAAGGCGGCGAGTGCGCGGCCATGATCCGGCAGGCACTCTCCCCCGGCGGCGAGCTCGAGCAGTTCATGCCGAACTACATCGGCGGATTCACCCTCGGCAACCCGCGCCGCCTCGCAGGCCACACCGGCGGCGGCGCACCGGATCCCGGCGGCGCCGGCATCTCCACCACTCTGATGACCGCCGCCGACGTCGACGACCAGTGGTGGGACGAAGCCAACGGCCCCGCCAATGGCGCCCCCGGCATCGACATGTACACGGCCACACCGACGAACACCGCAGGCGCGATCATCCGCACCTTCTACGACATGGCCACCCACATCGGCCTCGGTCACCCCGACGTGATGTTCATGAGCATCGTCAAAGGCGTGATCGAACTGTTCGTCGAGGTCGCCGGCATCAACCCCACACAGATCACCAAGGCGCAAACCCAGCTCCCCACCGGCGGCATCCTGGGCGCGCTCGGCAACCTGATTCCGATCTTCGGCGGCGGCGGCAGCATCCTGAGCCTGGTCGGCGACCTGACGCACAGCGCGCTGCCCACCCTGACGGGGCCGTTCGCGGTCCTGGGCCCGCTGGCCGCCCTGGCGATCCCGCTGCTGGGAAACGCGCAGCTGCCCAACCTGTTCCAGGCCGCCGCCGGCGCCAACGGAATCGTCAACATTATCGGGAATCTGCCCGTCGCCGACGCCATCGAAGCGGCAATCATCGCGCTCAAATTCCTCTTCGAAGGAACCGGGCCGCACATCACCTACGAATCCACCGACGCAACACCCGGGATCAATCACATCGCTCACGCGATCGGGCACGTCAACTCCTGCAGCGCCGCAGTCACACCCCGCGCTGCGGCATAACCACCAACTGGAAAGGGCTACTACCGTGCAGATACTCGCAAAGATCAAGGCGTTCCTGTCGACGCCGCTGTTCAACAACATCCGGGCCATGGTGTACGTCGCGGTACCCGCGGTGCTGCTCGAGCTGGTCCGTGAAGGACGCATCTCCCAGGACAACGCCACCCTGTGGACGGCGGTCGTCGTCGCCGCCTCAGGACCCGCACTCGCGGCGATCTTCGCCCCGAACGGATGGCGCACCTACCTGTCGTCTCTGCTGATCCCGGTCCAAGGGCTGCTCGTCGGGCTCGGCGGCGCAACCCATACCTGGCTACTGCTCGGCGCCGCCGTGGTGGGCTCGTTCATCAGTTCGGGTATCTGGGCCGCCAACGTCCACACGATCGGCACGGCCGACGCCGCCCACGGCGGTGAGTGATCCTGTTCTGGTCGCCCTCATAGGCGGAGCGTTCACGCTTCTCGCACCGATCTGCACCCTGATCGGTATCCGCTGGGAACGACGCACAAAGAACACCCATGCCGAAGCCGCGCTGCACACCTCCGAGGCCGCCCAGAAACAAGCCGAGGCCGCCCAAGAGGAAGCCGAAGCCGCCAAGGGCGAAGCCGAAGCGGCCAAACGCCAGGCCGACGCCGCGCTGGTCGCCGCGGTCGCCGAGATGCGGCGCGCCGTCACCGCCGAACGTCAACAAGCCAACGCCGACTGGGCGCGGTTCTGCGACGCCAAAGACCGCGAGATCGACTCCCTGCGGGAACGCGTGGAAACCAACGACGAACGGCTCGGCCAGGCCGAGATGCGGGCCCTGGCTGACCGGGAACGCGCCGACCGCTTCGACCGCCTCTACTGGAAGGCCGTGGTCTACCTGCGGATCCTCATGCGCGGGGTCAAAGATGAACACCCCGAATTCGTGTTTCCCGCACCGCCCGAAGAGCTGATCGCGGACCTGTGACATGAAGGGCATCCGGCGGGCGGACTGCTTCTGGCTGGCAGCCGCCGGGCTGCTCGCCGCGGCGATCGTCTACAACGTGTTCATCGCCGCTGACGGCGACACCCTGTCCGAGGCGTTCGACGGCTACATCGAACGCTGGCCCTGGCTCAAACCGGCGCTGCTGATCGTGGCCCGGCATGTGGCCAACGACCTGGATCCGCGCGCCGACCCGATCGGGATCGGTTTCGTGCTGGTGCGCGCGGTGATCCGGCGCAAACACCGGGCCGTGGTGGTGGTTGTCGACGACGCGGCCGCCGGCGGTTAGCCGTAGTTGCCGTACGGGTAGGGGATCGTGCAGGCGCTGGCCAGCGCCGCCGTCAGTGCCAGGGTCAGGGTCAATTTGAGCCGGGTGGACATTGGCCGCGCTCCGTTCGTCGTGGGCTCAGACGAGAGGGGATTGCCCGATGGCAGCGCAGCTTACCGGGTGATCGCCGCGCACGGGGCCGAAAACGGCCGATAAGGTCGCCTTATGTCAGTAGTCGATACCCGCTACCGGCTGCTCGGGGTGATGGCGTCCGCTGTTGGACATAGGGCATTTGGATGACCCGAGATGGGCTACCCAGTCGTACTCATCGTTGCCGTCGAGGCGGAATGTGATGTGCAGGCCGCAGTGGATGCAGGTGTTGAGCTTGATGTTTTCGCTGGCCTGGGCCGTATCGTCCAGTGGGTTTCCCCAGTCGTCATATAGGCCGAGGTCTTCGGTCATGCCGTCTCTCCTTATGTCAGTCCTGGGGGAAGTGGACGGACAGCTTCGCTCGCCCAGTCTGGGCAGCCTCAATGATGGCGTTCCATTCCGGCTCGGGGACGTCGTACCTGCTCCCGTCCGTGAAGCGAACCTCCACATCGCCGTTATCGCGACCGATCGCGTAATCAAACGTCTTCATGTTCGATCTCCTGTTGTGAGCCGATAATGTCGCGATACGTCAGTCGGGCCACCGTGCCGACCACCACTCGTTGCGCGAGTCATATGTGCCGATTCGATAGATGACGTGCTGGTCGTCGGCGTCGATATGTAGTAGCGCGTCCATGAAACAACGGCTGTACTTGTGGCTCGCGGGACCGCAAGTGCAATACCGCATTTCAGGCATTGATAGGCGCATCTCGGGATAGACGACGCCGTCGTTAATGTTCGGATCGAAACCGCTGTAGACGTTCTCCAATAGCTCCCACGAGAACGTGACCTCGGGGTCTGCGTGCCGCACTTCCGCTGAGACGAACTCTCCATCGCGGTATTGATGGCGCAGCACCAGGACGCCGGGCGGCTCAACGCTGAATGCCGGTAGGTGGTCAACGCTTGTGAGGACGCTTCCCATGGCGGTCATGCGCCGCGGTCTTTGGTGGCCGTGAGAATCCGCGCAACCTCGACATCGGGAATCGGTGACGACGTAATCAGCTCGAAATCCGAGCCGATCAGTGTCACACCGAGCGTGTTGATCGCGGCGACCACCGCGTCTTGAACAGCCGTTATTTGACCGCTGTGCTCAAGCAGCTCTTGTGCGACGTGTTCGGCGTGGGCCTCCACGGTGAATAGTCCAGCTCCGCACGCGCAGGTGACGGCCGAATCATCGTCGCTCATGGTGTCCCTCTCTGCGGCCTCATAGGTCAGACGGCGGGCGGATAGTTGCCGTATATGCCGGCGCGCAGGTCGCCGCGCAGGAACGCCTGGTTCTGCCGGTCGGCGCGGGCGCGCAGCTCTGCGGCGCGACGCTGGCGGGCGATGCCGGCGTCGTCGGCGCGGGCCAAGGTCTTGCCGATCGAGTAGCCGACGAACGCCACGGCCGCGATCAGGGCGAGAAGCCAGGCGAACTTCACCACGAACACCACCACCGCAAGCAGCACGATCATCGCAGCGACTCCGGCGGTACCAGTTCGGCGTATTGCGGGCAGTAGGCGGTGGTGGAGGCGAACAGGAACTGATCAGCGTCACGCAGCGTCCATGAGCCGGGTCCGGTTTGACCCGGTGCGCTGAGCCCGGCGGTCTGCAGCTGCCCGTAGGATGCCCCGCGATCCAGTGCCGCACAGGCCGATCGGGCCGCGGCGATCGCGTCCTGGCGCGAGCTGTATCCGATCTTGTATTGATCGAGGATCTGGAAAAAATGGGCATCCTGGTCGGGATCGGCGGGGGCCGGCGCCGCGCAGATCAACATGACGAACCCCGCCATCGCAGCGCACGGCAGCTTGAGCACATGGTCATGCTAATCATCGGCGCCTCCTATGCTGCGCTATTCCGATCGGTGCCGCGGAACGGATTCAAACGTTGCACCGCGCTGTGGCGGCGCTCATCGGGCACGTGGGTGTAGATCTGTGTGGTGGCGACGGATTTGTGCCGCAGCAGCTCCTGCACGGTGCGCAGATCGGCGCCGTCCTCGAGCAGCGTCGTCCCGTACCAGTGCCGCAGGCTGTGCGGTGTGCCGCGTGCACCGACGCGGCGCATGACGCCGCCGATGATGTCGGACACACTCTTGGGGTGAACGTGGTCGCCCGGTCGGCGGCTGTTCGCGGGAAACCACCAGCCGCGAGCGGGCATCGTCGCTGCCGCATCGACCAGGAGGGGATGCAGCGGCAGCCATGATCGCTTGCCGTTCTTGCCGATCACGTAGATGCGGGGCGTCTTCACGTCGATGTCTTCGCCGCGGGTGCGAGCGACTTCTGAGACACGGAAACCCTCCAGTGAGGCCAGCAGGATCATGACGCGGGTGCGGTGATGCATCGGTGCGGTCAGGATCCGCAGCAGGTCGTTGTCGCCGACGGGCCGGGGGACCCGTTCTGGGTATCGGGGCGCAGCTAATTTCACCATCGGGTTGTCGCCGCGGTAGTCCATGACGTTGAGCCAGGTGAACCAGGCTCGCAGGTAGCTGTAATAGGTGGCTGCGGTCGAGGCCGACCATTCACGGTGTCGGGCCAGCCATCGCACGATGTCGAGCGGTTGGGCAGCAGCTGCGGTGGTGCCGGGCAGTTCCTCGGCGAATTGCGCGATGACGCGTAGACGCTCGCTGACGGTCTGTTCGGAGAGGCGTGCGGCCAGTTGCCACAGCATCCACTCCTCGAGCAATGAGTCGGGCATAGCGGTCGTTAACCCCCCGGTTGTGTTGCGGCAGTGCGGTATTCCCGCTGCCGTCATCGAAGCACGAGGGAGGATTATCACGAGTGCCCTTTGAAAAAATTATTAATAGTCTTAGGAACTAAATTTCCGGAACTCACGCGGCAACTAGCGGTCTTGTAATCCGCAGGTCCCAGGTTCGAGCCCTGGTGGGGGCACCGGCGCCGCCGTCGTCTGGTCCGCGGTCGAACTCTGCGCGAAAGAAGACCGCCACGTTCACGCGCAGCGCGTCAGCAATCTTTTCGAGCTCGGTGACGGTGAAGGAGTCGCGCTCGCTTTGCGGCTTGAGGCGACGGTTGAGGGTCGACTGTGCGATACCCGTGACGGCCGCGAGCCGCAGCTGGCTGACGCCGGCGCGGGCCATCTCTGCGCGGACTTCTGCCGCGACACGCCCTCTGACTGTCGATCGGTCAGCAAGGCTAATCACTTTGGTCATGAGCAACACAATAATGCACACCACAGATAATGCAACCGCACCACGGGTAAACACTGCCCGTCGGTAGGTAACCGTAACCCACCCAGAAAACATTTATCCACCCGTGGGTATGTCGTTGCTTGACAGTTACCCACCAGTGGATAATGCTTGGCACCTGTGAGCATAGTTACACCAAGCGCCGCGGTCGCCGCTGAAGTCCGAGCGCACATGGCGCGCCAACGGATCTCGCAAACCGCCGTCGCCAAAGCCCTCGGACGATCGCAATCCTCGATGTCACGGCGCCTCGGAGGAACCCAGCCCTTCACCGTCGACGAGCTCTACAAGCTCGCCGACCTCTTCAACATCAACCCCGCTGACCTCGTGTCCGTCGAGGCCAGCGCATGAACAAGCTCGCCACGCTGCTGATCATCGCCGCGGCCCTGCTGACCCTGTACGCGACGGCCTCATTCCTCACCGGCTTCGACACCGACTTCCAGAACTCCGCACTGCTCGCAGCTCTGTGCCTGGTATGCGTCGTGCTGCTCAACCGGGCCCAGTACCTCCGCAGCTTGCGGGCTTTGACCCGCCAAAGCGTGTGGGCCCGCCGCGACCGAGAGGCAGGCCGCGATGTCTGACGCATCCTGGGCAGCCACCACGCTGATCGCGCTTCAACAAAAGCCCCACATCTATGCAGGCACCGTGCCGGCCGACGAGGTCGCGCGACGCCGCGCGAAGAACCGCCACGCGCGCCGGCAACGGCGCGGCAACACCAGCGCGCTCGCGCGCCAGGCGCGGCTCAACTGTCCCCAGCGACGTCGGTTCCGCCGCGGCCAAGCACCTGATCCGCTCGGACTGCACACCGAGGCGGCGTCATGATGTTCAACCCCATCAACGCCCTTCGAACACTGGCGTCCCACGCGTTCGACGGCCTGTCGATGCTCACCTATCCCGCCGCGGACGACATCTGGGATTCAGCCACTCGACGCCATGACGTCCGTGGTTCGCAGCCCAGCGCAGAGGCCGACCTCCTCGGGGAAATCGCCGGACATCTCGCTGCGCTGCGCGCCCTGCTCGAAGACGTCCGCAACCTGATGATGACGCCCGCGACGACCAGCGTCGGGGGCCTCGAGCTCCACGCCGGTGCGCACCAACGATGCTTCGCGCTATCGCCCGCCGGGGATAGATGCGCCGAACCTGCCGGACATATCGGCCAACACGCGCTCAACGGAAACACCTGGCTCTAAACGAGATTGGCCCCGCACGGATAGCGCCGCACGGGGCCACGCCCAACCAGGAAACCCAACAACAGGAAGGAAGTGCTTCCCGTGAGCACAACCAGCATAAACGACCGCCCCCACGAATACCGAATACGAGAGCGCCGGGTCGCCCCCGCCAACTACCCGGTTATCGACGCCATCATCACCGGCGACCGCTACCCGATCATCCGTGCGGCCGCCGCCGGCGAAGGCTCCGACAAGTGGCTCATCACCTGCGGACCCGAACTTTCCCGCGCCATCAGCAATGAATTCCGCTTCCCCCCAACGCTTTATGCATCATCCGACAGCGACGCACGGACCTGGGTGGAACTGCTCGCGGCGCTGTATGTGAAAGCGGTCCGGTGATGACCCAAATAACCGGACCCATGCGAATCCTGCGCAAGTGGATCCAGCCCCGACACCACGAATTGCCCACCGTGCAGCTGCCCGCCACCATGACCGACGACGATGTCGAATTCTGGGGCGACATCCTCTACTTCCGCGGCCTACTCGACAGCATCGTCGAACACTGCAACCTCGAAACCCGGCTGCTGCCAATCCCCTCGGCCATGAGCACTGCACTCGATGCCGCACTCATCCTCGCCGCGCACGACTTCGCCGCCGGGATACGAGCATGAAATGGCTCGGGCCCTGGTGGGCCTGGATCTGGGTGAGCACCACGATCATCACCGCCGCCGTCTACTACAGCATCCCCGCCCACGCGGACCCCGTCACCAATTACGCGGCCCTCGCCGCGCCGGCAGTCTGCGAAACACTCGACGAACACCCCACACTCCCCGGCCTTTCCGGACTACTCAACGCGGTCCAGACCGACTCCGGATTTACCGGACGGGACGCCGCCGCCGTCGTCGTCTACGCGGTTAAAACCCTTTGCCCGCGCCACATCCCACTGTTGCAACGCTTCGTCTCCACTTACGCCCCGACAGGACAGACAGCATGAGCACCACTGACGCCCTGGCCCAACTCGAAAACCAGGTCACAGAAAAATTCATCGAGAAAATCACCGAACGACTCCCGCTCACCCCGTTCGACCCCACCGGCTGGCTCACCGGCATCGAATTCGGGCCCATCATCGACGGCCCAGTGCTCGGACCAGTCATCGAGGACCCGCTTTCCAGCACCCGCCCGAGTGGCCAATTCCCGCGCGAGCAATGGGTCGTCTACCCGAACCGCCGCGCGATCGCGCTATCCATCGTTGGGCGCGCACTTGAACTCGAAGCCATCACCGACGACCAATGGGCCCAAATCGCGTTCCTGATGGCTTACGGCGGAAAGGAACGCCTCACATGAGCGCGCTACCCGGACACGCCCAGGCGCGGCATTCGGCAACCGTTTCCGAGGCAGACCTCACCTGGCAGCGCGACGCGCGATGCGCCGGTGCGGATCCCCAGCTGTTCTTCAACCCCACCCGCGAAGGTGTGCGCCCCCAGAAAGTCGCTGCTATCAAAATCTGCCTAGGCTGTCGCGTGCGGCTGGAATGCCTGCATTACGCCCTCACGCACCCCGACGGCAAACACGGAATCTGGGGCGGCGCAACAGAAGCCGAACTCAAGCGGCTACGGCAAGCCCGGGGTGCCGCATGAAAACCAGTCAGCTCTCGCTTGCACTCATGCTCGACGGCAGCATGACCGCGCGATTCGAACAATTCCACGCCGAAAACCCGCACGTCTACGAAACGTTGACTCGCCTGGCGCGGGAATGGATCACCAAAACCGGACACCGAAAGCTCGGTATCGCAACCCTTTTCGAGCGCGCACGCTGGGAAATCGCGCTAGCCACAAACGACCCCGACTTTCGGCTAAACAACAACTGGCGCGCCTTCTATGCCCGGCTCATCATGCGCCAGGAACCCGACCTCGCGGGACTGTTCCATCTGCGCATCAGCGAAGCCGACGGATGGATAGAGGCCAGGACGGCATGACCACCACCGAAATCAACGTCTACGTCATGGCGCTCACCGTCGACGAGATCTTTGCCGACGACACCTACCAGCGCATCCTCGACACCAACCGGGCCCGCACAATGGCCGCCAGCTGGGACCGCCGCCTCGCCGGCATCATCGAAGTCTCCGACCGCGGCGAACACACCAGCCCGCGGTACGCCGTCATCGACGGTCAACACCGTTGGGCGGCAGCACGGTGCCTCACCGATCCCCCAGTCTTGGTCGCGAACGTCCACGAAGGCCTCACCATCGCCGAAGAGGCCGCGCTGTTCGACAAGCTGAACCGGCAACGCAAGCAGCCCTCGACATGGGATCACTGGCGCGCCCGCCGCGCCGCCGGCGATCAGCTGGTGGCTGCGATCGAGAAAACAGTCGATCGGCACGGCCTACGCGTCCATGAACAGTCCGGGCGCGACGGGGTCATCACCTGCGTGTCCACGCTCGAGAAGATCGCCAGCGCAGCAAGCGGTCTGGACCTATTGGACGCCACCCTGAATCTGCTCAAGTCAGCGTGGGACACCCAGCGTGAGGCCTACGACGCGCCGATCGTCCTGGGCATGGCCATGCTGATCCACGCCCACGGCTCCGATCGTCGCCTCGATGCGCAACGCCTCGTCGACGCCCTGGCGGAAGTCCCGCCGCGCCGAATCCGATACCAGGCGACCGCATTACGTGACAGCACCCCAGGATCGCTAGCGAAGCTCGCCGCGATCACGCTACTCGGCCAGTACAACAAACAGCCGGGCCCGCGTCTGCACTTCCCGCAACGCTGGACCGGATCGCTACCTAAGGCTCGCAAGGAATGAGCGTTCGGGTAAGCGCCGAAGATCGGATACGCAACGGAAAGGAGCACCAAATGACCGAAAAGCACCCTACAACAACAGAATTCGCGAGCTTACTACTGACACATGCAAAGGGCCGCGCCCACGATGAAGCGACCCGCAAACTACGCGAAGCAGTGGAGGCCGTCCAACAGACCGGTAAAGCAGCATCGGTCACCGTGAAACTCGATATCAAGCCAGTCGACAAGATCCCCAACGCCTTCCGAGTCTCCGACACGGTCACCGCGAAAATACCCGAGGACCGCCGCACATCCATGTGGTTCGGCGACGACCAGGGCGGCCTGCACCGCAACGACCCGAACCAACGCTCCCTCTACGACGACGAGACCGACACCGCAGACGGCAAAACCGCTGCTGCCGGCCGAGACAACTGACCCAGCCTCCCCGAAAGGAACCGCCCCCACCATGACCGATACCAGCAACACCACCATCGAAAACGTCGACAACGCGTTTCTCGTCGGAAGCCGCGCACCGCACCAAGCGCAGATCATCGACGGCCTGCTTCCGCACCAAAAGCACGCGATCGCCGTCACCGAAGAGAACGGCCTCGAAGTCGAAAGTATCGAGGTCGACCCCACCGAGTTCCCGATGCCGCTGCGCGTCAAGGGGGAGCGCACGGTCGCCGACCTGGACTCGTTCCTGGGCGAGCTCGCCCGCCGGCCTCTGGACCAGACCGGGAACAACGGCACCCTATGGGGCGCCGCGAAGAGCGGCGTACTCACCGCCATCTACAACGACCACGAGGCCGACGGCAAGAGTGCGGGCTGGCGCGACGACAAGCTGACCCTCCGGCTCACACCCGACGAGGACTGGGCGCGCTGGCACAAGCTGTCCGGACAGCTGTTCACGCAGAACGACTTCGGCGACATCATCGAAGAGCTGCTGCACACCATCGTCAGCCCCGACCAAGCCGAACTGCTCGAAATCATTGACAGCGTCCGCTCGTCGACCAGCGGCGAGTTCGAGTCCAAAATCGAGCGCGCCCACGGCGGCCTGAAGCTGACTTACCGGGAAGACCACAACGTTTCCGCGGGCAAGGGGCGCGAGCTCGAAGTGCCGCAGATCATCACGCTCGAGCTGCGCCCGTGGGAAGGACACCCCGAGACCTATCCGGTCGAGGCGTACTTCCGCACTCGCGTCAATCAGGGCAGCCTCGCCCTGGGTGTGAAGCTCAAGCCGACCAACCAGGTGCTCCGTGAGGCCTGGTACACCATCACCCAGTCTGTCGCTGGCCAGACCGGCAAACCCGTCTACGCGGCCGAGTAACCCACCGAAGATTCGGTTGCCCGGCTTGCGCAGCAAATCCACAAGCCGGGCAACCACTCCCACTCTGAAAAGGAGATCCTGGTTGTGAGCTCCCGCCGGCCAATCGCAGACGAATTCTTCCCGCATCCCCCTAATCACAGCGGCGCCGCCGCAGTCCTGCAGGCCGCCAACGACCTGGCCGCCCGGTTAGGTGACCGCGACGAGGCGATCCTCCGCGAGCTCGACGCCATCGACACCCAAGACCGATGGGAAGACGAAACCTGATGGGCGACAACACCGGTATCGAATGGACCGACGCCACCTGGAATCCCGTCACCGGCTGCACCGAAGTATCTCCGGGCTGTGATCACTGCTACGCCAAGACATTCGCCGAACGCTGGCGCGGCACACCAGGCCACTACTTCGAGAACGGCTTCGACGTCCAGCTCCGGTTCGACAAAATAGGTCTGCCGCTGCGCTGGCGCCGGCCGCGCCGCATCTTCGTCAACAGCATGAGCGACCTCTTCCACGACGCGGTCCCCGATATTTACATCGCCCAAGTCTTCGCCGTCATGGCATACGCGCACTGGCACACCTTCCAGGTGCTCACCAAGCGCCACGGTCGAATGCGATCACTGCTGTCATCTGATCGCTTCCTGGAGCTGTTCGACCGCGAGTGCTGCCGGATACCCGACTGGAACGACCGGTACCCCGACCTCGACTTCGCTGTCGGCACAACCCATCTCGCGGATGGTCCGCTGAGCAACGTGTGGCTCGGTGTCAGCGCCGAGAATCAGCGGTGGGCTGACATCCGCATCCCCGCGCTACTCGACACCCCCGCGGCGGTCCGATTCGTCAGCGCCGAACCACTCCTCGGGCCCATCGACCTACACCCCGACCCGATCGCGGCCGATGCGAAATTCTGGCTTGGCCATCTCGACTGGGTGATCGCCGGCGGCGAATCCGGGCGCGGCGCAAGGCCGATGCACCCCGACTGGGCGCGCTCCGTGCGCGACCAATGCGAGTCGGTCGGCGTCCCCTTCCTGTTCAAGCAGTGGGGCGAATGGGCGCCAGACCTCAGTCACAACGAACCAGTCGCCAACGGCCGGCGGCTGAAGTACCAGCGGCGTGGCCTACTGCCCGATGGTTCGACAGCACCGCCTTGGGTGCCGTGCACATTCGTCGATCGCCTCGGAAAGAAGGCCGCTGGCCGTGAACTCGACGGCCGCACCTTGGACCAATACCCGGCGACGGCCAATGTCTGAGCCGATCCGTCCGCCGATCCCCGCGACATGCGAATCCCGGCCAACGAATGCCGGAGTCGTGGTTCCGTGGGCCAACGTCCAACTAGCCGATGGCGGCGTCGACTTCCGTTCCCAGCATGAGAGCAAAGTGCAACTCTGCTGGCTCGAATGCCGTTGCCAAATCTGCGGGAATCCCATACCTCGGCCCATCGTATTCCTCGGCGGCCCTCGCCAACTCGCGGCGCTGCAGTTCGACGAACCACCCTTACACCCCGAATGCGCCGTCTACGCCTCCCAAGCGTGCCCGATGGTCGCCGGCCGCATGTCCCGATACGCCACCAGAGAAGTCGTCAGCAATGGCCACCGAGGTTCGGTGTGTGTCGATCCCAACTGCAATTGCGGCGGCTGGATACCGACCCCAGGACTAGAACCGCCTGCGCCCGGCGGTGATGCTGCCCATGACTGGTACGCCGTCTATGTCTCCGACTATTCCCTCGGCATCACCCAGGAACGCTCTGACCGCGTCCACTCGGCAGTCATCATGCCCGAACAGGTCCTTGCTGTACGCCATATTTCCTCACCCGGAGCTGGCCGGACATGGAAGCGCATACCGCTGGATCAGGTGAGAAACCAGGAGGCAACGACCTGATGGCGGGTCTCAAATGGATTCGACTCGACACCACCATGTTCGAGAACCCGAAACTGCTCTACCTCAAAGAGGACAAGCAGCATCGGGCAATCATCGTCCACCTCGAGGCGATGTGTTACAGCGGCCGGCACAACCTGGCCGGCTACCTTCCCAAGGCCGCGCTTCGAATCATCAGCGGCACAACGCAAGACGCCAACAAACTGTCCGACGCCGGACTCTGGACGCCAGCCCCCGGTGGTTGGCAGATCAACGACTGGTCCGAATATCAGCTCGCCGATGACGACGCTCAGAAACGCAGCGAGAAGGCACAGAAGGCCGCCGCCGCCCGGTGGGGAAAAACCCGCAACGTCTCAGAGGTCGAAGATGCCCACAGCGCGTAACGGCAGATGCTTGAGCATTGCCCGAGCATTGCTCAAGCATCTGCCCGAGCATGATGGGACGAGCATTGCTCAAGCTATGCCCTACGTACGTAACGGACGTACTCACGTAACAACCACTCACCTGGATAGCTATCTCACGTTGGGTATCGCGCGCAGGGGGGTAGCAAGATTTCACCCTGCATGGAAACGGCCACGCGCTGCGCGCGGCCGCATCGAGGCAGCATGATCGACGACCTCGAGCGGCGCGAGACCTTCCAGCGCGGGCCCTGGCCGAACCCGCACCGCGCCGTCGCGCGGGCATACATCGACACCCGCGCCATCGACTACGAATGCGTCAACTGCGGAGCCAAGGTAAGCGAATTCTGCACCCTGCCTGAGCAACTGGGAGGTGATGAACGCAAAACTCCGTGCCCAAAACGGATCGCCACGGCGGTCCGAGACCGCCGACAAAGCCCACAGTCGGAAACCGCGAAAGGATAGATACCCATGCAGCCCGAATGGATGACGGCGCTGGCTGACCAAAAGCAAGCTGGCGCAGCAGAATTCCTTGACATTGCCATCAACGGTGCACGAAGGTCACCAGTCGAATTCGACGGCCCGATGGGACTGGCCAAGCTCGCGTTGCTCATTCGCGACCTGGTCGTCGGCACCGAAGATCTCCCCGACGACCTCACCGACGTCGACATGCTGCCCTATGAGGTTCTGGCGGAAGCCACGCGACGACTGGCGAAAACGGAAAGGATCGCGCAGTGCTGATGACCGCCAAACCCGCCCCCGACGGTGCCCTCAAGCCCGCCAGAAACAAGCTCAACGCCGCGATCAGCAACCTCATTGAACGCTGGGAACAGCTGCTCGATGCTGTGCCCGAACAGAACAACAGCCGTCGTGCCACCGCGAAATCCAAGCCTCCCATGTGGATTGACGGCATGAGTCTCGTCGAAGAAATCCGCGCCGGCGTCGACAAAATCGAGCCCGGTTCAGGCAGCGTAACCGGCAAGCTCTACCAGATCCGCCGGCGCGGTTGGCGCCCCCAGGACGTCGCCGACATGGACATCATCAGCGGCAAGTGCGAACGCTGGGTGTCCCGCATCGATGACCTACTCGACCCGCACCGCTGGCACCTGACCACCCCATGCCCGGCCTGCGGCGCGACCTTCGTCTACTGCAAAGACAGCAGCACCGGCCAACTCGTGCGCCAGCCCGCGCTCCAAATCGGCAAGAACGGCTGCCAATGCCAGAACTGCAAAACACTATGGGGCCCCCAGCTCTATCAGCACCTGGCCCGCGTCCTAGGCTGCCCAACACCAGAAGGCGTCCTCGAGTGAACATCAAAGAGTCGAGCAACTGCAAAGGCTTCCAATGGATCGGCCAGGAATGGGACCACTGCGATCGCTGCGGTGCCCCGTACTGGCAACACACCCACATGGAACACCCCGCTAAAGGCGCAGGACCGTTCGATGACGCATGGGAATACGAGCTGATCAGCGACGAATCCAAGGCCAAGGTGAGAGCCCGCTACGCGCGATCCGACACGCCGCGACCATGACCGGTTACTTGCACGCGTGTAATTCGATCGCTACAGTCACGGCTCGTAGCCGTACTGTGCCCAAAGCCAGTGCGGCTTTCTGCATGAAAGGAACCGCTGATGGTCAACGTGCCCGCCGTAGGAACCATCAAGGTCGTCCCCGACTTGTCCGAATTCGCAGCACGGCTTATCCACGAACTCAGCCTCGATGACCCGCTCGCCCGCGCGATCATCGACGCAACCGGATCTCTACCTGCAGACGCACGGGCATTCGTCAGCGTGGGCGAACGTGTCTTCGCACTGCACCACTGGACGCTGTTTGCAGCCACGGACAGCGAACCGAGCAGCCTCCGAACCTCCTGGGTCGAAAACATCGACTACACGAAACCGGAAATCTGACATGGCCGCCGGCCGCGAAGCAACACCACAAGACGCCGCAGACACCGAACGGCTCATGCGCTACTGGAGCGAAGGCGAGGGCGCAGCCAAGATCAACTGGGGCCATGACGGCGACTTCGACCGATGCGTCGTAGAACTGGGCAAATACGTCAGCCCAGCCATCGTCAAAGGCCTCTGCTCCAATCTGCATCAGCGAGCCACTGGTGCCCGTCCTGGCCACGCGCCCGCCGAGGAAGCTGAACGCAAAGCAAAAGCCGCAGCGAAGAACGCCGCCAAATAATGGCGCGCACCGCAGCTTTGGTCGGCATCATTGCCGGCACGCAAGAAGGCGCGAAAGCCCTGATCCGTGAACTGGGACTGACAACTGCACGCGTGCTTCCCAAGCGGTCCAGCAGCATCGAGGGTATGCGGCTGAGCGCAGTCATCGTCGATGAGAGCGCGCTTCCCTTGGCGGATCACATCGCCGTCGTGGTGCACCGCAACCTGCTGAAAACCGCGGGCAGCGTGGGGATGTATGAGCTGCGCAGGGTTGGCGTGTAGATGGCGGTCGCCCGCCGCAGGTCCACGACCGTTCGCGACAGACACCGTCGCCGGCGGCCTCCTCGACGTTGTGCCGGCTGTGGCGCCACCGGCGTTCCGCTGCGGCAGGATCACATCGTCAATCTGGCCGCTGGCGGAAGTGACACCGTTGGCAACATGCAGTGGTTATGTGACCCGTGCCATGAGCCCAAGTCCGAGGCCGAGCGTCGGGCTGGCCGCCAGGCGGGCATCGCCGAACGCGGCAGCATCAGCCGTCGCAATCGGCCGCTCGAACAACATCCGGGGAGGATCCAATTATGACTATCGACCAGGTCTTACTGCTCATCGCGGACGTACTGCTGTTCCTGCTGGTTGCTGTCCCCCTGGTTCGTCACTGATTTTCTACTTGACGACGATGCCAGCTCCGACGGTCACCTATCCCGAACGGTCACCATCCGCGCGCCCGTCTCGGACGCAGACGGGACCAATCTCCTGCGTGCATGGGGGTTGGGGGGTACCCCCCGATGGCCAGCGCCGCACCGATAGGCCATAGCAGCCGCGTGCCTGCGTGCGGCTCAGGCCGGCCGCCGCTTTTCGATTGGCCACCACCCTGATTCAGCGAAGGTGATTTCAACCCCTGACCCGCGATCGCGCGCCACAAAGACGCTCAGCTCCGAAAAACCGCCGAAAAACCCGACGGCTCCTGATTTTTCCGCCCCAACCAGAGCTGGTTCGGGCACTTTTCGCGACCTAGGAGGAAGCGATTATGTCCACGTCCACCACCGACGTCGTCACCACCGGGTGACCGAAATGGCCGACGACATCGCTACATCACCGAAGCCGCCCCCTCCGCCGCCGAGCGATCTGGCTAAGGAGGGCCGCAAAGATGGACCGGGCCGGCGGCTGTGGAAATCGATCGCAGGCACCGGCCAATACGTTCTACGGCCCGACGAACTGCGGATCCTGCACGCGGCGTGCCGCTGCGATGACGCCATCGCCGAGCTGCACCGCAAAAAGGCCGAACTCGAGCGCGATCCGAACTACCACGACATGCTGGTGCGCGGCTCGATGGGCCAGCGAGTGGAAAACCCGTTACGCGCCGCGGCCCGCAAGATCGTTGATGAGATCCGCGCCCAGGACGCCGCGCTCGTCGCGCACCTGGCCAAACTCAAGCTGCCCGACCTCGAGCCGGCGGCGCCGAACGACCAGACTGCCCAGCCGCGTTCAGTCTCCGCGCGGGATGCAGCCCAATCGCGGTGGGGCAAGAGCGGCTAACCATGAGCTGCTTGATCACCGAGTGACGCGCTCATGGCTGTCGCAGCTGGCGCGAAGTCGCCGGCACTGCTCATCAGGCACGATTATCGGCACATCATCGCCTGGTATCGAGAGACACTGCCCAAGGCTCCCCCGCCGCGCCCCGTGCGCTGGTGGGATGAGAAAGCCGAGGCGTTCGTCACCGAAGATCCCATCAGGATCGGGCGCAGTTGGGAATGGACACCCGAAGACGGTTGGGCCTTGCCCGAGCACAGTATGGGCTGGGAAATGCTCGGCTGGTGCGGCTATTGGTTGCGCGACAACGCCGGCCAGGAATGGCAATTCACGCCCGAGCAGGCCAGATTCGCGCTCTGGTACGACGAACTCGACGACACCGGCCGCATTCTGCACCGCAATGGGGTGCTGCAGCGGCTCAAAGGGTGGGGAAAAGACCCGTTCGCGTGCGGCATGTCGTGTTTCCGCGCGTTCGGGCCCACGACGTTCGACCACTGGGGCTCCGATGGACACCCGGTCGGCCGCGACGAGGAAGCCGCCTGGGTCCAAGTCACGGCGGTGTCCAAAGAGCAGACCAAAAACACGATGAAGCTGTTCCCGGTCATGGTGTCGAAGGAAGCCGTCAAGCACTTCGGCATCCAGATCGGGCGCGGCAACGTCTGGGGTCTGGGCGATTCCCGCCAGATCGAGGCGACCAGCTCCAACTGGGCCGCGATCGAAGGCAATCGTGTCACCCAGGCGATTCGTAACGAACCGCAGAACTGGACCGACCGCTTCGAAGGCCATGAACTGGCCGGCGCGATCGACGGTAACGCCACCAAGATGCGCGGCCGCATCCTCGACATCGAGAACGCCTACCGGCCCGGCCAAGACAGCGTCGCCGAACGCGTCCGCGAAGCCTGGGAAGCCACCCAGGCCGGCGGCGAACGCAAGGCGACCGCGCGGTCATTCGGGCTGTATTACGACTCGCTGGAAGCCCCCGCCGCCGCGCCGCTGACCGAGGACGCCGCCCCAGGTGTCCTCGAAGTAGTCCGTGGTGATTCGACCTGGCTCGACATTCCCTCGCTGGTCGAATCGATCCTGAACGGTTCGAATACGCCCTCGGAATCACGGCGCAAGTGGTACAACCAGATCACCGCGACGGCAGACGCGTGGACGACCCCGCAAGAGTTCGACAACTGCTACCGCGACGAGAAACCCGAACCCGGCGAACCGATCCTGCTTTTCGGCGACGGATCGAAGTCAGACGACAACACCGCGGCGGTCGGCGTGCGGATTTCTGACGGCATGGTGTTCCCGGTCGGCGTCTGGGTGCCCGACAAGGTCAAAGAGGGACAACGCGAAATATCGCTGCCCGTCGACCGCGGCCAGGTCGACCTCGACATCCGGCGCTGGCTCACCGACTACGACGTCTGGGGATTCTGGTTTGATCCGTCCGACGCCCGCGACGACGAGACCGGCGAACGCTACTGGGAACCCTATCTCGACGGATGGGCACGCGACTTTCGGACCAAGCTGCGCCGGATGCCGGCGGTCAAGACCGGCCCATCCCAGCACCTGATCACCTGGGACATGCGCAACCCGATGCATCTCAAGCAGCACACCGAAGCGTGTGAACGCACCGCGACTGATCTTCGCGACCAGACGTTGTTCCACTGCTGCCCGCGCCCCGAAGGCCGCCGGCGCGGCGGTATCGGCGTGCTGGTACGCCAGCACGTCCTCAACGCCCGGCGGCGACCGAACAAATTCGGCATCGGCGTGGGCAAAAAACATCGCCAATCCAGGCAGAAAGTCGACGCGGCGGTCTGCATGATCGGCGCGCGCATGATGTGGAACCAGCACAACCAGGCAGAACGCAAAGGCCGGGCCCCGGGCAAGGGCCGGATCACCACCTACTAGCGGAGCGGAGAATCAGCTTGTCGCAGCCGATGCAGCCGTTGGTCACGCTCCAAAGCGTGGGCGACCTGATCCCCGAATTGTTGTTCGCACCCGATGTGAGCAACGGGGACCTATCACCGACCGAAAAGCGTGTGATGGCATGGCTTTCCGCGCGACTGATGGACGGCAAACAGCGCGTCGAGCTCGAGATCTCCGAGCTGTACCTCGACGGGCTGAACACCGTGCCATCGTTAGGGATCAGCGTGCCTCCCGAGCTGGAACCGCTGCGAGCGGTGCTGGGCTGGTGCGAAACGGCGATCGCCGCCCGCTCGGAGCGATTGAACGTGCAGGGCTTTCGCATGCCGAACGAAAAGACGGTGAACTCCACGCTCCAACAGATTTGGCAGCACAACAACCTCGACGCCGAGGCGCCGCTGGTCCATGAGCAGGCGATGGCGCTGGGCTGGTCCTACGGCATCGTCGGGGTCAGCGATGACGGCTCGGGAATCCCGCTGATTACCACCGAGTCCCCGCTGCACATGTCGGCCGCATGGGATCCGCGCAAACGCGAGATTTCGGCGGCGTTCCAGACCTATCGCGACAACGACCCGACCTCGGACACCTTCGGCCGCCAACTCGCCACGCTCTACATGCGTGACGCGATCGTGCAGCTGGCCAGCGGTGCCAACGGCTGGCAGGTGCAGGACCGCAACGACCATCAGCAGGGCTTCGTGCCGGTGGTGCAGTTCACTCCGCGAGCGAAGTTCAAGGACCGCCTGTGCGGACGCTCGGAGATGACCCCGGCATGGCGCAACACCCAGGACCGCGCCGCGCGGACGCTGGTGCGGATGGAAATCGCCGGCGAATTCTTCGCCGCGGCAAAGGTTTACATCCTGGGCGCATCCGAAGAATCATTCCAGAAAAAGGACGGCACCAAAGCATCGGCGTGGGAGACCTACACCGGACGGTTGTCGACATTGGAAGCCGACGAGAACGGCGAACTGCCCCAGGTGGTACGCCACGCGGGGGAATCCCCCGACGGCTTCATCTCGACGCTCAACCAGGAGCGCAGCATCATGGCCGGCCACACCGGCCTGGCCCCCCAATACCTGGGCATCTTCTCCGACGGCAACCCGGCCTCCGCTGATGCGATCCGCATGTCGGATTTTCGGCTCAAGACCATCGCTGACCGGCTCTCGCTGCCGCTGGGCAACGAATGGGAACGGCTGATGACCTACGCGCTGAAGATGAGCGACGAATACACCCCGGCCGCCGACCAGATGGAAACCGACTGGGCTTACACCGGCATCCCCACCCCGGCCGCCGACACCACACGCGTCACCCAGCAGGTCGCCGCGGGCATGGTGCCGGCCGACTCCGACGACGCGCTCGCCGAGGTCGGCTGGTCACCCGTGCAGCGGGCCAGGATCGCCGCCGACCGGTCACGCCAGCAGGGCCTGGCCGCGATCGGACAAACCCTGGCCGGCCTCAAACCCCCGCCACAGCAGCCAGACCAGCAGACGCCGGCGCAGGCGACCGATGGTGAGCAGCCACAGGCATTGCAGGCATTGAACTCGGCGCGGTCCACCGATGGCGCAGCCGCCGGCTGACGTCAGGCAGCAATCGCAGATCAACGCCGGCATCGTGGCGTTGGCGGCGACGCAGACCGCACGGCTGTGGCCGAGCGTGGATTGGGACTCACCGGCGGCAGCAGGCGCCGTTCGGACACTGTATGGCGCGATCGTCGACCGATTCGGGCAGTCGGCGGCTGCGGTCGCCGCGCAGTTCTACGACGAGCAGCGGTCAGCGGCCAACGTACCCGGGCAGTATGTGGCGTCGTTGTCGGATCCGCTGCCGCCGGTGATGCTCGACAAGATCGTCACCTCAGCCTTCCTGGGTGGCCAACCATCCAGCGACATCCCCGCGTCGCAACAGACGACCAGCGACTTACCGGTCGATCAGATGGTCTCCCGGCGCCTCGACGGCCAGCTGCAACGCCTGGTGCTGCAGCCCGGCCGCGACACCATCGCCGCGAACACCGACTCCGACCCCGCGCGGGCACGCTACGTGCGAGTTCCCCAAGGCGCGAAAACCTGCGCGTTCTGCGTGATGCTGGCCTCACGCGAACTCGGCCCCATCGCCGGCCCGCAGAAACGCAGCTTCGGCGGTTACCACCCGGCAAACGTCCGATTCGACGAGGAAACCCAGGCGCTGCACGTCTTTGCCAAGAACGGGGCCAAATATCACGACCACTGCGACTGCGAGGCGGTTCCTGTGTTTCCCGGCGCCGCCACGGCCGTCGATGTTTCACCGAACATCGAGGATTACCAGGACATGTACCGCAAGGCGACCGCTGACGCCGGCACTCACAGCGACACGAAGAAAATCCTGGCCTCGATGCGCCGGATACACGGCCTCAGATAGCCACGCCAGCAACAGTTTTCAGACCGTCTCGAAAGGGGACGGCGTTTTTGGATGCCTAGGAGGCACACCGTCATGACCGCACCGACCCCCAACAACATGCCCGGCGCCGCGCCCGCCGCCGGCGCCGTGACCGGCACACCCGGCGCGCAGCCCCCCGCCCCGCTGGAAGCCGCTGCCGCGGCCGCAACCGGCGGCGTCCCGCAGCCCCCGGCGCCCCCGGCCGCCGACCAGGGCGCCGACAACCGGCCCCCGTGGGAAAAATCCGGCGAACCCTTCGACGAACAACGCGCCTGGACCCACATCCAGAACCTGCAGCGCGACCTCGCCGACTACAAAGACCTGCGCGGCGAGCTGCGCAACACCCGCAAGGCCGAAGCCGCGCTCGAGGAATACAAGACCCAAGTCGCGCCGATCATCGAAGAACGCGAACGGCTCCGCCGCGCCTCGCAGACAGACCTCGACCGCGCCAACGAAGACCTGGGCACCCTGACCACCGAACGCGACGACTGGCGCACGCTGGCCATCCGGTCCAAGGCCGAAGCGTTGGCCGCCGCCAAGAATTTCGTCGACACCGAAACCGCCCTGGCACTGATGGGCGATGTGTCGCAGTTCGCCAACGGCAACAGCATCGACGTCGACGGCTTGACCGCCCGGCTCGATGAGCTCGCCGCCGACAAACCGTTCCTGGTCGCTGCCCCAACGCAGCCCCCGGGATTCACCCCCAACCGAGCGCAAGGCCAGTCAGGCACCGGCCAGGTTCCTTTGGACGCACAGATTCAAGCCGCGCAGGCCCGCGGCGATCACCTGTCGTCCATCGCTCTCAAGCAGCAGAAATACCACCAGCAAGCAAGATAGGAGCCATCCATCATGGCCGGAATCACCGGAATGGGCACCACCTTCAACCTGCCCAACTACCACGGCGAACTGTTCGCCATCACCCCGACCGACACCCCCCTACTGTCGATGGCCGGCGGCATCGGCGGCGGCAAGCAGACCACGTCGACCCTGTTCGACTGGCAGACCTACGACCTGCGCGACCCCGCTTCACGGCCGCGTTTGGAAGGTGCCGACGCCCCCAACGCCGAGGCCCGCGTGCGCGCCGAGGTCCGCAACGTCGTGCAGATCTTCCAAGAGGCGGTCACCACCTCCTACACCAAGCAGGCCGCGGTCGGCCAGTACACCACCCCGGGCAGCGCACCGTTCTTCCAGTCGGACGGGCTGGGCGGGGACGCCGCTATCGGCAACGAGCACACCTGGCAGGTCGCCCAGGCGCTCAAGCAGATCGCCCGCGACGTCAACTACACCTTCTGGAACTCCAAGCAGGTCATCCCCAGTGACAACACCGTCGCACGCCAGACGGCCGGGCTGCTACAGGTCATCCAGACCAACAAGGTGTTCGCCGGCGGCAGCAGTGAGGAAGTCACCGCCTCCTCGGCCACCGACACCATCACCGCGGCCAGCAACGGCCTGTCCAACGGCGACCAGGTCGTGTTCACCGACCCCGACGTCGCCACCGGGATCCGCACCGACCGCACCTACTACGTGGTCAGCGCGGCATCGGGCACCTTCAAGGTGGCCGCCACCCCGGGTGGCACCGCGATCACACTGGGCACCGCGGCACCGAAGTACGTGCGCGTCAGCGGTGCCAGCGGCACCACTCCGGTCACCGTCGACCTGGTGAACGCGTTCATCCAGCAGATCTTCGACAACGGCGGCCTGACCGAGGGCGACACGCGCACCCTGTTCGTCCCCTCGATCCAGAAGACCCGGCTGACCAAGGCATACGCCACCGCCTACGGGTCCAACGTCAACGGCGCCCTGTCGGCCAACGCCGGCAGCACCGTGGTCGGCGGGGTCAAGGTCGACAAGATCGTCACCGACTTCGGCGAACTCAACCTCGTCGTCGAGCGCGCTCTGCCGAAGGACGCCATCGTCGCGGTGTCGATGGAGATGGTCGACCCGGTCTTCCTGAGCATCCCCAACAAGGGCGTGCTGTTCGAGGAAGCGTTGGCCAAGACCGGCGCTGCGGACAAGACGCAGATCTACGGCGAGATCGGGCTGGCGTACGGCGCAGAACATGCGCACGGCGTGCTGCGCGGTCTGGCGGTCGCATAGGGCCGATGGGCGATTACCCCGCCTACCCCGGCCCGTACGCCGACCAATCCAATCTGGCGGCGTACTGGCGGCCACTGACGCAGGCCGAGCAGAGCAGGGCAACCGCTCTGCTCGGCGCTGCCGCCGACGCGATCAACGAACTGCCGGGCGCAGCGAACTTCGTGAGCACCGCCCGTCACTGGGTGTCGCTGGACATGGTCAAGCGGGCCATGATCGGCGGCGACGGCGACGGCACAAAGTCACTGTCGCAGGCGATGGCCGGCATGACCGCCACCCAGCAATTCATCAACCCCACCGGGGCGCTTTACATCACGACCAAAGAACGCAACCGGCTGCGCGGCCGGTTCGGCCAGGCCGCCGGCTCGGTCGTGCTGGGGTCCAATGTTCGTGTCCCCGAACAGCCGTGGAACTTTCAGCCATCGTTCCAGGCTCCTCGCGTCGACTGGGTATTCGTCTACCCCGTCGGCATCGCGCTGGGCGTCGGCCAGGAACGCAACCTCATGTTCATGGCGGCCACCTGGTGGGAGTACGAGGACCGCACCGACTATGCGCAATGGTCGACCTCGGATCCCACGGTGGCCACGGTAGGCAATGACGGCATCGTGACCGCGGTCGCGGTGGGCACGGCCACGATCACCGGCACCTACGAGGGCATGTCGGCCTCAAGCACGGTGACCGTGTCCTGATGGGGCTGATTCAGGCGCCATACGCCCCGCAGGTCGCTTTCGAACGGCCCACCGAAGACGCCGACGGCAACGCCGCGTGGGTTCCGGTCGCCACCGTGCCGGCCGTGGTCGAACTGACCGGTCCGGGCCTGGAAAGCGGTTCGGGCACCACCTACGCCCAAGGCGGCACGGTCTTCGTACCACGAGGGTCAGCCCTCAAGGTGGGCGACCGATTCGAGTACGGGGGCAGCAAATACATGCTCGCCGGCGGCCCGAACGGCGACATGGACCACCCGTTCACCGGAACGGATTTCGGCTGGGTGTCCTACACCTTCATCGGTCAGATCGCGCGATGGGGGCGCGGATAAAATGCTCGAACTGGACCTCCCCGACCCCAATCCCGCACTGGCGCAAGTGCTTGTCGGCCCCGAGATCCATGCCGCCCTGGAAGCAATCGGCACGATTGCGCACGCGCTGTATGTGGCAGAGGTCGCCAAACGCAGCGGCAGACTCGCCGGTTCGGCGCTGATGCAGATCGAAATCGGTGGGGTCAAACAGGACCGCCACGTGTGTCACCTCACGACGGGCGTGGGGCTGGCCTACGGGGCGGCCCACCAGTTCGGGCACTGGCAAGACGAATCGCACCTCATCGGCGCCACCGCCGCGCCCGGGGAATCGCACGTCTTCATCCCCGGCGGCCACGAACTCAACCGTGTCCTCGAACAGATCGGCAACCTGTAATGGTCACGCTTCCCCAGTGGTATCAGGGTGGCTATCCCGACATCGAAAAGCTGCTGCGCGCGCTGCTGCAGCCCCTGCTCTCCGACGTCAACGTGGTGTCATGGATTCCCAAACCCGATGTCTACCAAGCGGAACTGGATGCCGGCCGCGGATACCTGCGCACCTACCGCACCGGGGGCGCCATGAACCTGATCGCCCAGAACCGCGACGAACCACGCGTGCAATTCGCCGCGTTATGTCCCTCGCGCGACGAATCCTGGCAGCTGATCGAATTCATTCGCCAAGTGCTGTCATGCTTTATCCGAGAAACCGGTGTGCTGCTCAACCTCGACGGCACGCCAGTCAAGTTCGCTGCGGAAGGCGAAATCGCCGGGCCGCAACTGATACCCGAGCTGTTGCAGGACGACAAGCTCGTTCCCATCACATTCCAGCTATTCACCTGGAAACCCAAAGGGCTGCCCGACTACCGCGCGGCGCTCAACCTTCCCGACCTGTGAGAAAGGGTTACCCCAAATGTCAACCATCGCTGAACTTTTGCAGTCAGGCCAGCCGGACCTCGAACTCGCAGCCGTCACGCCGCGGGTACTGCTGGCCCCCTACTACGGCACCCAGCCGTTGCTGACCATCGAAGACGCCACCAACGGCGGCATCGACGCCGCCAAAGTGGGATACGGCACGTCGCCGTTCGTCACCGTCGGCAACTATGAGAAGAAAGCCGGCGCCAAGCTGTCGAACAAGCCGACGCTGAACAAGATCATGTCCGCCGGGTACGGCTCGCCGACACGCAACCTGTTCTCCGAGAGCGGGAAGTCGATCACCTACACACCGCAGGAAATCAACCTGATCAACCTGCAAAACGCGTGGGGATTCACCCCCGACGCGGTCTCGGCCCCGTCGACCAAGGGCGGCATCACGATCGGGATCCCGTCGCTTCCCGCGCGGATGCTGTGGCGCGTCGTGCTGATCGCCGCCGACACCGCGCCCAGCGGCAAGCCGATCTACCTGTACTGGATCGCCAACCGCGCCGAAGCCGGTGACCGCCAGGATATCAACGCCGTGGACTCCAACGTCTACGAGCACGGTGTGACGCTGGACTTCCAAGACGACCCCGCGGTCGAAGACCAGGTCATCTTCGGGATCTGCGGCGACGGCTGGGTCGACCTGAACGCCAACAACAACACCGGCCTGTACCCGGCCGAAACCGGGATCACCGTCACGCCGGCGACCGCCACGCTGACGGCCGCCACCGGTGCCGGTCACACCCAGCAACTGGTGGTCAAGGACTCCAACAACGAGACCGTGACCAGCCAGTCGACGTTCAGCTCGTCGGACCAGACCAAGGCGACGGTGTCCACCGGCGGCCTGATCACCGGCGTCGCCGTGGGCAGCGCCACCATCACCGCCACCCACAAGGGATTCACCGCCACCTGCGCGGTGACCGTCTCCTAACCCACCACCACACACGCGGATGTGGCCCCGTCGGGCAAGCAGCCCGGCGGGGCTCATCCGCGCATGTCTTTGAAAGGGGCAGCTAGTGGCTGCACGACAGAACACCAAACGCGCGAACGGCGCCGAACTCGGCGAACTTTCCGGCAGGCTCCGCGACCTGTTCGCCAAAACCGTTGTGCCCGAACCGTATGCGGTCACCGACAAGATTGTCGTCGCACCGCCCACCAAGGGGGCCTGGGCCGAACTCGATGCATTGCAAGCGCGACGCTCGGCGGTGCAACTGCTGATCGCCGAGGCGTGGAACCGGATGGGCAAAGCTAACGCGCCCACCGCCGATGACTTCGACGAGCTCAACAAACAGGCCAGCGAAGCCGAAACCCGTTACAACGAACTGTTTTTCGGCACAAACTGGCCCAAGATCCAGCAACTGTCACAGAGCTGGCAGCGCGAGCAATGGAACGAATTCGTCCAAGACATCCGCGCGCACTTCCTGGGCCAGCGACCCGATGACGGCAAGTGCCCGCGGTGCGGTCACGTCGACGAGGAACAAGCGGGAAAACACTTAAGTCCCTCGACCTGATCGATCACTACTGGGATGAAATCGAAGGCGACTTCGCGCGTTTCCTGCATGTCGACGCCCGCGATTTCATCCGCGGTACCCGGCCGTGGGACCAGTTCCTGACCTACTGCGACACCGTCGCTCAAATCGAAGGCGGCCGGCTGTATGCGGTGCAACTGTCCGACCCCCGCTACCTCGACGAGATCGAAAAGCGGCTCGCCGAGGCGCAAGCAGCTAACAGCAACGGCCGCCCGGCGTTGGCCGGCTACACCGCAGAAATCAAAGCCCTCGACCGGGTCGCCAACCAGATACGGCTGCTGATCCGCGTCATGACCCAGTCAGACATCGGATTCATCGAAGGCCCCGAAGGGCCCATCGACCAACTCAATGCCCGACGAAAGCAACTCAGCGACTCGCTCGTCGACGCCGCACTCGGATACGTGGAAGAGGTGAATTAGTGGCAACAGTGTATGAAGCCGGACAGGCTCGCCTCACCATCGTCCCCGACGCCCGCGAATTCCGCAGCAAACTTGAAGCCGATCTGCGCAAGATCCAGGTCGACTACGCAGTCCAGATCAGCGCAGACCTCGCCCGGGCCCGCGCGGATATGGACAAGTTCCGCGCCGAGCAGGAAGCCCGCGCTATCCATCTGCGCGCCGAGGTCGACCGCGACCACCTGCGCCAGTCATTCGACGGCATGCTCCGCGATTTCGGCAATGTCGGCGAAACCCTCACCAACGCACTCAAGATCAACGCCGGCGCCGTCGGGATCGACCTGCTGCCCAGCCTCGCGGCGGGCTTGGCCTCCGTCGCCCAGGCGCTCGAGCAAGTCGCCGACGCCGGACTCGCTGTCCCGGGTATCCTCGCCGGGATCGGCGCCTCCGTCGGCGCCCTGGCGATCGGACTGTCCGGCGTCAAAGACGCCTGGTCCGCGATCTCCAAGGCGGCCAACGAATCCGGCGCTGACCAAGCCCGCCAAGCCCAGCAAGCCGTCGCCGCCAGTAACGCGGCCCGCAACGCCAAAGTCGACGAGATGCACGCCCAGCGGGATCTGGCCGACGCCTACCGCGACGCGCGAGAGCAGCTGGAAGACCTCAACATTCAGCAGCGCGGCGGTGTGCTGTCGGAGAAAGAGGCGATCCTCGAAGCACAGAAAGCCCGCCGCGACCTGGCGACCGGCCGCTACAAAGACGCCCTCGACTACCAATCGGCGCAACTGCGCGTCGAGGAAGCCGACCAGCGCGTCGTCGAAGCCCACCAGCGCAACATCGAACTCAACGAGAAGCTGGCCGACGCCAACGCCAAAGGCATCACCGGATCCGATCGCGTCGTCGACGCGAACGAACGGCTGGTCCGCTCACAACAGGCGGTGGCGGCCGCAAACTCCGCGCTGGCCAACCAGGGTGCTGAGGGACCCGCCGCCAAGGCAGCCGAGGCCATGGCGAAGCTGGCGCCCAATGCGCGCCAGTTCGTGCAGACCCTCATCGACCTCAAGCCCGCATTCACCGATCTACGCAACGCCGACGCTCAGGCGCTGTTCGACGGACTCGACGGATCACTGAAAAACCTTGTCAGCGCCGATCTCCCGACACTACGCAGCGGTCTGACCAACATCGCGTCCGCCATCAACGGCGACATCAAACAGCTCTTCACCAGCTTCGGCTCCGACTCCAGCCGCGGGCTCCTCGACCGGATCCTCGGCAACACCGCAAACGCTGACACGCGCGTCCGCGCGGCGATCGATCCGGTCGTCCACGCGTTCGGCACACTCACTGCGACCAGCTCTGACTCGCTGCCCCGGCTCGCTGATGCCGTCGACCACGTCGCCGACCGGTTCGATCACTTCATCACCGCCGCCGCCGCCGACGGCCGGCTGCAGAAATGGATCAACGACGGACTGACCGCGTTCGCCCACCTGGGTGACATCGCGCTGCATCTCGGCGAAACCTTCCACGGAATCTCAACAGCTCTGGGCGGCAAGGGATTACTGGCTGATCTGGACAACGTCACCGCGAAGATGGCCACCTTCGTCAACTCCGCACAAGGCCAAGAGAAACTGACGAAGCTGTTCCAAGAGGGCCGCGAGGAATTCCACAAGTGGGAGCCGGTCATCTCGAACATCGCGAAAATGCTGCCGGGCGTCTTCGAGGCGGCCAAAGCGCAGGCCGACACCTTCCTGCCGGTCATCAAGAGCATCACCGACCTGCTCGCGCAACATCCCGCCCTGCTGCAAACCGTCATCGGCGCCTACTTCGGCTGGAAGACCGTCCTCGAGCCGATCGGCTCGGTATCCAAAGCGATCAGCAGCGTCAGTGACGTCGTTCGAACGCTCATCAAGGACATCAACGGTGTCGGCGATGCAGCGAAAGCGACTGCGACAGTCGTGCAAACAGCAGCAGACGCCGAGATCGCCGCCGAGGGAGAAGTTGGCGCCGCCGCCGCCGCCGAGGCTGGTGCCTTCAGTACCGGCGGTGCCGGTGCCGCCGCTGGCGCGGGCGGTGCCGCAGCAGCGGGCGGGCTAGGGGCGGTGGCCGGCGCAGCCGGGGCAATCGCGGGCCCGGCGCTTGCGCTGGGCGCCGGCGCTGCCCTCACCGAACAACAGGTCGACAAAGACTCGGTCCCGCTCGGCGGTGACCCGAAGCTGGCCGGCACCACTCGCAACGACATCACCCAAGACGACGTCAACAAACTCACTGTGCCGCAAGGATTCCCCAAACCCGGCTCGACGCAGGCCGAGGAAGCCATGTCGGGCATGGCGCTCAAAGGTGACCTCGCCGCGAAATGGGTTGTCTCGACCCAGAACAAGTGGGACCAGGCCGCCCGCTACGCGTGGCTGGTCAACCACCAGGATCAGGACAACAAGCCCGATTTCAAGCCGCCGCTGAAGTACTACAAAGACGGCGGCGCCACCCCGCACAGCGCGGGCCCGCTGCCCGATGGCGGCTATCACGCCGTCATCCACCCGAGCGAGTACGTGCTCAACGCCGTAGGTCGGCAAGCAGTGGGAGATGCGTTCGCCGCCTCGGCCAACAAGGGCGTCGTGGACACGAGTCTGCTGCCGCAAAATTCCACGTTGGTATTAGACCCCTTCGACTCAGGAAGCGCCGGCGGAGGCAGTAGCAGCAACAGCGGCGGCGGCGCCGGCATCTTTGCGCGCGGTGTACCAGGTTCCACCGGATCGATTCCCGGTATTAACGCGAAAAACGCGCCCCCAGCCTTGTTCCCACACTTCGGTGACGGCGGCCCAGGTGATCAGCCCAACGCAGATGTGACGTTGCAGGGCGACCCGCGTAACGCCGCCCCGAACCCGGCAACCCTTGGCCCACAAGGCATCGCGCCGAACCCCACCGGGGCGGGACCGGGCATCCTCGACAGCATCATCGGTGGCTTTGCTTCCGGTATTCAAGGCCCGATCGGTAACGCGATCGGACTGATCCAATCCGGCATCTCGATGGGGCAGGCCCAGTCCGGCGACAGCGGCGGCGGCGGTTTCGGCGGCGGGGGCTTCGGCGGGGGCGGAATGATCCCCGGGATCTGGGGGTTAGCCCAGGCCGGGGCGATAAGCGACCCGCAACAGCAGCAGGCCGCGCTCATGGCGTGGGGATCCCAAACCGCGCAATGGCTCGGGAACTTCGCCGGCAAAACCCTCTCGAGCGCGGCCGACATTGGCACCAACTTTGTGCTCGGCGGCCTCGGCCTGTCCGGCCTGTCCGGCTATGGCCAAGACATCTCCAAAACCGCCGGGTTCTACCTCGGCGACCAGTCCCCGTTCCGGTCCCTCATGGGCTCGTCGGGCGCGCCGGCGGCCGGGGACATCGGTATGCAGACCATCACCCTCGGTGACGGCTCGACCATCCAGATCCCCACCTACGGCACCGCACAGGGTCCGCTCAATGCCGGTCTCGGTGGCGGTTCCCCGGCCACGTTCAGCGGCACGCCAGATCCGGCCGCGGCCACGCCGACCGGCGACATCGTCACCGCCAACCCCGCCTCCCGTGCCGCGATACCACTGGGTGGCAGTACCACCTCGGCTGTGGCGCGCGCCGGCCTGCAGCCGCTCTACACCCCCGGAACCTCATTCGGCTACGGCCAAGCCCCGCCCCCCACCGCCAAGGTCCCCGCCTCGATCCTGCAGCTGGCCGACCAGTTCGGCCTGGAAGCCAGCACCTACGCCAGCGGCGGCTCGCTGCACCAGGCCGGGTTCGCGTTCGACTTCCGCCCCAAAGGCGGCGACATGGGGCCGGCCGGTCGCGCCAAGATGGACGCGTTCGCCAGCTTCATTCAGAACAATCTGCGCAGCCAAACCCTCGAGCTCATCCACTACGACCCGGGCCAAGCCGCCGCCCAGGTCAACTTCGACCCGTCCAAGGGCCAGTACTGGGGCATCGCCGGCGCCCAGGACGTCGACCACCCCGGCGACAAATACCAGGGCTACTTCACCCAAGGCGACCAGGGCTATTCGGGCCACTCCGACCATGTGCACTGGGCCACCGACGCGCCGGTGCTCATCAGCCCGGCCGGCACGGCCCCCGGCGGTCAGAAAACGTGGTGGCAGGGCTGGAAGCCGGGCGCCGCGTCCGGCCCGTTGCCCGGCGCGAGCGGGATGGGCACCGCCGAGCTCCAACAGGCCGCCCACGCCATGTACTTGCAGGCCGGGATGCCGCCCGGGGAATGGTCGGCGTTTCAGCAGCTGATCAGCAACGAATCCGGGTGGAACCCCAACGCGCAAAACCCTGGCTCGACCGCGTTCGGGCTCGGCCAGTTCCTCGATTCCACCTGGAAATCGGTGGGCGGCGCCAAAACCAACGACCCGATGCAACAACTCGGGTTGATCTTCGCCTACCTGCGGTCGCGGTCGGACTACCACGGCTCGCCCGCCGCGGCGCTGGCATTGTGGAATGCCCGCTCCCCGCACTGGTACGACGAGGGCGGGATGCTGCCCACCGGTTTGACCATGACCATGAACCAGACCGGCCGCCCCGAAGCCGTGCTGACACCCGAGCAGACGCAGGCCTACCAGGCTGTTGCGCAGCACCTGACCAACCCCAAGCCGGCGCCCCCATCGAGCGTGGCGCAGGTCCCTGACGCCCACCAGCTGCAGCCCACCCCGGGCGCGACCAAACCGGAGCAGCCCCCCGCGCCGGCGCCCGAGCTGCCGCCGTCGACCCCGGCCGCAGCGGTCCCCAGCCCCGGCGGACCAACAGCCGACATCCCCGCACCGACACCCACCGGCGGCGCCATCAGCCCGTCACTGGCTGCACCCCAGGTCGCTGCGGCGCCCACCAATCTCGATCACAACCTCAAAGCGATCGACACCGGGATCGATTCGGCCGCACAGGCGATCGGCCAGGCCGCCTCGACGGCGATCGGTATCGCGGCGTCGCTGGCGGGAAGCTCGGACTTCGCGCCCGGCGCCGGCGCGATCGGCGCCATCGGCCCCTACGTCGCGGGCGCGATCCAAGAAGGCGGCAAAGTCGTCAAAGACGTCGTCAACGTCCCCTCCTCATTCCTGGTCGGCAACGTCACCAGCGGCACCCAAGATTTGGCCTACGGCGCGCCGCTACGGCCGGCGCAGAACAACCCCAACGTCGGCGGCGGCGTACCCAGCGCGAGTGTCACCAACTGGAACATCAGCGGCAATTACGAACTGCGCACAGCGATGGCCCAGGCCGAACTCAAACAGTCCCAAGACAGCCAAACCTATTACGCCAGCCACCCGAGGATCCCCGGCACATGATCCGACGAACCGGCGACATCATCGACGTCTACGGCGTCAACGGCGACTTCTGCCGCATCAGCCCACCCGGATTCTCCTGGGGCCCAGTACTGGCGGCGGGATCGACCGGCCTGTATGACATGCCGCTGCAATCGAACTGGGGCAGCTACGGATTCGGGCAGTTCTACCAATCGTGGAAACCAAAGCGACGCAACGTCGTCTGGACGGTCGACGTGATGAACCCCGAAAGCGGCCACCTCATCGACCAGGACAAAGACCTCTGGCACACCATTTACTCGAGGTGGAAAGCCATGTTCTCCCCGTCCGAAGAAGCCACCATCGCCTACACCTCCGTCGACGGGCAACGCACCCTCGGTGTCCGCACGGTGGACACACCGAAACCGTTCTCCGCGCACAACTTCGAAGGCCGCGACCCGCACCTGTTCAAATTCGGGTCGATCGTGCAAACCATGGGCTGCGAGCTCCCGTTCTACGTCGGCGAAACCAAACGCTTCGCCCACGAAATCGACGGTATCGGCCAGTTCTGGTTCCCCATGGCGTTCTACAACCCCGCCAGCGTCGACATCTGGCCGGTCTGGCACCTCACAGGCGGCGTCACCGCCCAGCTGCCCGACTTCTCCTACGGCAGCGAAGCCTACGGCCGCGGCCAGTCCGACATCGGCAAAACCATCTTGCTCGCCCCGCTGATGACCGACGAGGACCTCGACATCCAAACCCGGCCCGACCTCGAAACCTTCATCACCAGCCTGGAAACCAATTACGCCGGCCGCATGAAAGGCCGCGACTTCGAATACCCGATCGCCCCCGGCGCCGGCGACCCCGACGAAGGCTGCATCGTGCGCATCAACAACACCAACCCTGACGGCTGCCGCGTCGAACTCGACCTCACCTTCTGGTACGACGAACCGTTCTCCACCGCGAGGGTCGTGTGACCACCGCGCTCGAAACGCGCCTGGCGGCCTCGATCGCCACCACCACCGAAATCCGGCGGCAACGCAAAGCGATTCAGCGCGCCCAGACCGTCATCAGGATCTACAAGAACAACCCCGACGGATCAGCGGGCCTCATCCCGGTCGGTCGGCTCAGCCAGTTCGAACCCACCAAACACAACTTCGACGAGCAGGGCAACGTCGCCAAGTCCGGCATGTTCGAGCTGCGCGGATCGCACTGGATAGCGAAATTCATTGCCTCCGTGCCGAACAACCCGAACGAGTGCAAGAACATCGTGATCGTCGTCGACAAATTCGGCGGAAACTGGCGTTGGTCCGGGCTGATGCATCACTGGCAGGCGTACACCAAAGACGGCGTGGATTACCTGATGGCGTCCTTCAACCACGACCTGCAGGTACTGCAGTTCACCCTGGGGCCGCCGAACCCGCTGCTGCCCATGGAGATTTTCGCCTTCCCGCGCGATTGGTTCCAGTGGGGTCCCGGCTGCTGGTCCATCGGATTCTTCATCTTCCTGCAGCTCATCCGCAGGCAGGCAACAGAATTCGGCGCTGGACTAATCCAGGGACTCATCACTTTGGTGGAAGACCCACTCGACATCGGGCAGTGGGCCCAAAACGAGATCGACCTGCTCAACCCGGCGGATTGGCAGGTCCACGTCGAAGCGCCGTCGTTTTGGAACGACTCCAGCTTGTGGGTGCCGATCGCGTCGCGCATGAACACCGTCGACAGCGTGATCGCCGCCGGCTTGGACGACGGGCAGCTCTCGATCAGTGCTCGCCGCTACTTCACCGACGAAGGCGAATACAAGACCGACATGTTCGGCAACGTCATCGCCAACGGCGCCCTGGTGCTCAAAGTCGAAGACAAATCGCAGTTCTCGCTGCCGTTGGGCATCCTCGGATCCGGTACCGCCGCCTCCGGCCTAGCGCGCACCGTGCTGCAGTGGGTCGACGGATTCATCGAAGACACCCTCAACGAGGTCACCGACGACGAATCGCTCTATCCCGACGAATACTGGCAAAGCGGCTTTTTGGGAAGCTTCGCCTCCGTACCCAGCGTCACCGTCCGCGATTCCTGGTGGCAAGACCTGCAATCGATCGTCACCTACGCCGAATCAACATCGGTGTCAGTGGTGGTGGGCGGCGACAACCCGACCACCGACGCCATCGCGAAGCTGATCATCGAATCCGTCGGCAACCTGCTCGGCTACTTCCTGCTGGGCGGCTTCGACTCGGCCGGCGACATCGCCGCCGACATCATCATGCCGTTCTTGGTGGGCACCATCGCCGCCTGGGATCAGTGGACGAACACCGGACGGCAAAAAAACCTCGGCTGGGTCCACCTCTTCGAGACCTTCCAACAAGGCGCCGAGAACAACTCATGGAGCATCGCCGCGCTGGCCGCGATGCGCGGCGGGTTCAACGCCACCAGCGCGCAAACCAACCACACGATGGTCATGGACGAATCCTGCTGGGCCATCCCCGGCATGCATTTCACCATGAAAGACCGCATCGCGTCGAGTTCGGGGGCGTTGCAGCGCATGGGGATTGACATGCTGTTCGTCAACCAGGTCGAAGAAATGAACCTGGTCGGCGACGACACCGGCGCCTGCCAATTCGTCGTGAAATCCGGCAAGAACGACGCCGCGAAAACCATCGGCGAACGCACCGCCCAGCAGCTGAAGTTTGTGCTCGACAAGATCCAAGACATCGGAGTGCATCTCATCTCATGAAAGCAGCCCTATCGTGACCAGAACCTCGCGCCTGGACCCGCTTCCCTCGGTTGTCGTGCTGTCCCGGGGCAGCACCTTCAACCCGCAGCCCCACGAGCCGCCCTACACGCTGCCCGACACCGGCACACAGTGGCCCGACGACGCTACCGCGCAGCTTGTCTTCACCGACAACACCGGCGGCCAACTCGCCACGGTCGCAGGAACCGTCGACCCCTTCGCCATCACCTTCACCCCCACCGCGCCCGCCGTCATGGACCTGATCCCGAACGGCGCGAATTTCGAACTGTTCGTCACCACATCAGATGGCAGCCCCTATCAGATCCGGCACGGCAAGGTCATCCGGAAAGAGGCCAACTACCTGCAGGCTCCCGCGTCGACCACCATCACGCCCGTGCAGTTCACCGACACCTGGCCGACAACGGGACTGCGCAGCACCTGGCTGCGCATGGCGGGATCGCCAACCGTGCACGACAATTCGGGCGCCTCGCTGCCCAACGGTGTCGGCGGCCCAGGGACCTCGGGCGTGCACAACGACGCGATGCGCTGGTACCGGCCGCTCAACGGCGACAACTTCCAGATCGTGTTCAACATCGTCGACCTGCACAACGCGAGCAACAACAGCTACAGCCGGCTGCGGGTGCTCGGCGCCGCCGACCAGTATTTCAGCATCGGCATCGGTGTCGAACTCGCTGACGTCGTCGACGGCAGCGGACATCGGACCCAGACGTTCGCGTTCATCCTCGTCACCGGCCCCACGACTGTGTCCTACCTCGGCACGCCGACCACGCACGCGTTCAACAACGGCGATGAATACATGCTCGACTACGACGAAACCACCCAAACCGTGACGCTGTACGCCGGCACCAACGAAGCCGTGAATCTCGGTGGCTGGCAGGACACTTCGGGAACGATTCCGCACGGTCCCGGCTACCGCTATCTCGGACTTGGCTGGTCCAATAGCTCCTCCAACAACGGCCTGCAGGTGACCAACTGGACGGCCGCCGACTATGTCTGACACCGAAAAGCTGAATCAGTGCGTGCTGATCGCGAAAGCCCTGTGGTTCCTGCCGCCGCCGGCGCGCCGCGAGTTCGCAGTCGGCCTGTACGACTTGGGTGTGCGGGTTCACCCAGAGTTGGCCACCCAACAGATCATGGTCAGCGGTGTGCCCGGCATGGGCGCGCACGCCCCGCAGCGGCCCGTGAGCCGCAGCGGACGCGACCAGTGGGCGCTGGTGCGCGAATGGGCCCCAGACTTGGCCGACAAAGCTGACGCGGCCACGACCGAAGCGCAAAAGCAAGAAATACTGGCAGAGATCCGCACTCGTTACTCCGACATCATCGCCGAGGCCGAACAGCGGATCACCGCTGAGGCTGAACGGCTCGGCGCCGGCGGGGGCGCCTGATGACGCTGCCTAACGGGGCAGGCGGTCTGAGCTCGGGGATCCCGTTCGGCGTTACCGGAAGCGACGGCTCGGCGTCGACAATCGCCACCCGCACCCAGGACAACGTCACCACACAGCTCAAGCAACAGGTCAAGACGTCGCCGGGCTGGAATGGAGCCTCGGCGAACATGTTCGCCGGCCTCAGTCCGAACGGGTCGACACCGTTCCCGCTGCTGCTGCTGCAGGCGATCGGTGCAGTGCTGGCGATCCCCGGAGAACTCCTTCAAGACGTCGAGGGTGCATTAAGCGCCATCGGTGAGGCGATCAAAACCGTTGGCGCCGACCTGGAAAGCGCGGTCATCACCGTACTCAAACTGCTCGGCCTGGGCGCACTGCTGGGATCGACCGGCAGCGGCGGCGCCGGCAGCAGCGACCCGGACACACTGAGTCAGATCGACGCGCTTCAGCAATTCCTCGGCAAGCTCGGCACCGATGAACCCGTATCGACGAGCATCCTGTCGAAGATCGCGTCCACATCGGCGAAAAACGTTCTGTCCAACCCGACTTTCAACACCGGATCCGGCATCCAAGGGCAGGGATTGTGGTGCTGGGACGGCTGGATCGGTACCGGCGCGTTCAACGGCGTCAACTCCTCCATCCGCACCGTGCGCAGCGGCGTCGTGGTCATCTACAACATCGTCGGCACCACCCAGGGCCAATTCATGTTCGGTGGAGAACCCATCAACACCGGCGGCAACGGCCAAATCATGGCCTACCTGCGCGACCCCGACTACCACTTCCTCGTCGACTGGGCGCTCACCGGCACCGACCCCACCTACGTGGAATGGATCAACGTCCCCTATCCCGCCGCTCAGTACCCGATGGGCCCCAGCGTCCAAGCCGGGGTGACCTGGCTGATGAACCAAATACGGCAAACACCAGGGCCGTTCATCATGATCGGGGACAGCCAAGGCTGCCAGGTCGCCGCCGGAGTCTACGATGAGCTGCGCTTCGGAAGCATGCAGGATCGAAACTCAGACCTGCTCGGCGTTCTCGCGTTCGGCAATCTGCGCCGCGAAGCCGGCCACACCTTCCCCGGCTACCCCGACCCCGCGCCGGGCACCAGCGGCATGTGCGACGTCTCCATCATGACGACCGGACCCTACAAAGGATCCGGCAACTTCACCAACCCGACCATCGGCAACCTCATAGACACCGATAGCCGTTGGTGGGACTTCTGTGTCGCCGGCGACTACTACGCGTGCTGCCCGATCGACGGCAGAACCGTGATACCGCCCGCGGAAACGGTCGGCGGCAATGCGGGCTGCATCGCCGGCATCCCCGGCGTGCAGCTGCGGCAGTTCTACACCTTCATCAACCAAGCCTATGGCGGCGGCAACACCATCCTGTCCGATGTCATCCGCTGGGGCCTGAAATACGGGCTCGGCGGCGACCTGGCGATCCTCGAGGAATTCCTCGGCTCGGTTATGGCCCAGATCACCAACCTCGGTTTTATCAGCAGTCCGCACAACTCCTACTTTTTCGCCAAACCGTTTGAAAGCAAGGGCGATGACCGCACCTTCATCCAAGTAGGTATCGACTACATCAACGGCCTTGTCGCCCAAGCGGTCGCCGACGGCCGCGTCAACCCGCCAGCCGCCGGCGAAGAACGCCAACTGGCCGG